GGTGGGCAAATGTTTGCTAGAAATTATTCATTATTAAATCAAACACCTATGAATGTACCACAAGGATTTGACTATAATGCAATGAACACAAATTTTATGAATAGATTTGGCACAAGGCCATCTATCTTTAAAAGACCGCCTAACTTACTAGGCTTTACACCATTTGGAGGATAATAGTGGCAAGAGATGGAAAACTTAGAGAAGAAATAGAAAAGGGCAAACAGGTTGATGCCCTGACAAAAAATCCAATGTTTAATGAGGTATTTGAAAACTTGGAAGAAGAATTTTTGACCGCATGGAAAATGTCAAAGATGCAAGATAATGAAGAAAGGGAGAGAATTTATTATCTTTATCAATCTTTATTGGCCTTAAAAAATGCATTTGCAAATTTAAGTGCCAATGGAAGGTTGGCACAAAATCAACTGGATGAACTGGTTGGCAGAAAAAATATATATAATTAGGGGTAATTATGGAAAAACAGAATGAAAATTTAGACGTAAAGTCAGCAGTAGATTTACTATTACCATTGGAAGCCGAGGAAAAGGTAACTCCAGAAAGTGGTGTAGCCGAGCCAGAAGAGGCTCAAGTGTCAGAAGCCGAAGAGCAAGAGGAAGCCATTCAGGAAACTGAAGAGGTAGAAACCGATGAAAGTGATGAAGTAGAAGACACAACTTCTCAGGAAGATGAAGTAGAGGAAGTCGAGGAAGAGACCCCAGAACTCTACACTATCAAAGTTGATGGTGAAGAGGAACAGGTAACCTTGGATCAGGCTTTATCTGGTCATATGAGGGAGAAGAAATTTCATCGAGAACTTAACAAACTCAGTAATGAACGTAAGTCGTTTGAGGCTGTAAAAGCTGAAACGGAGCAATTGCAGGGTAGGTATAAGCAAGGGTTGGCGGAACTTGAAAAAAGTTTACAAGTCCAAGAGCCTGATTGGGATGAACTGCGAAAAACCAGAACTCAGGAAGAATTTAATGCAATCTATACTGATTGGTCAATTAGACAGGATCAGAGGAAAAAAGTTCAGGCTGAGATAGACCAAGTCAAGAAACGAGAGCAAGAAGAAAATGTGATCAAGTTTCAACAGCATATGAAAAACGAATTTGATAATATGTTGGACAAAATTCCAGAATGGAAAAATGAAAAGGTCATGGCGGATGAAAGAAAAGAAGTCGTTGCATATGCTAAATCTGCAATGGGTTATACTGATGATGAGATAGCTAATGCTGTTGATCACAGGGCAATTGTCGCATTGAGGAAAGCTATGAAGTACGATAATCTTATGAAGAAAAAACCAAACTTAGTGAAGAAAGTTAAAAAAGCACCAAGGATGGTAAAAGCAGGAACTCCTAAAACCAAAAATGAAATTGTAGCTAATCAAAATAAAAAGGTTAGAGACAGGTTCATAGCAAACAGCAGTATCGATAATGCTGTTGAGTTGCTACTTAATAAAAAATAGCCAAATAAGGAGAAGTTAAAATGGCACAATTTACCACAGCTAATGCGGTAGGTGAAAGAGAAGATCTCTCCGATATTATTTATCGGCTTGACACTACAGAGACACCTTTTTTCTCTACAGCAAAGAAGACTACTGTAAAATCAACACTAACTGAATGGCAAGTTCAGGAGTTGGCTACAGCAGATCAAAACTCAGTCAATGAGGGTGCAGATGCAAGTTTTGCAACACCAACAGCGACTACAAGATTAACTAACAATACTCAAATCTCAGTCAAAGACTTCCAGATCTCTGGAACATTAGAGGCTGTTGATAAGGCAGGTAGAGACAGAGAAACCGCTTATCAGAAAGTCCTAAAAGGTCTTGAGTTAAGAAGAGATGTTGAGAAGATTGTTACTGATCTTAACGTAGCAAAGTCTGGATCAGATCCTAGAAAATCAGCTACATTTGTAACATTTATTACAAATGGTGATGCTTCACCATCAGACATTTCTTTTGGAACTGGAGATGGAGCAAACAGTTGTGATTTAACTGGAACTGAAGAAGCACTTACATTAGCGAAGATTGACAATGCTATGCAACAGGCATGGGATGATGGGGGTAACCCAAGAATGTTACTTTGTTCCTCAACAAACAAAGCCAACATCTCAGACTTGTCACAGGCAGGTACAAATCTTGTAACAAACCAAGTTAATACATCAGCAAATACTGCTCCATCATTTATTGGTGCGGTAAGTGTTATGATGAATGACTTTGGTACACTAGACCTTACAATGAGTAGGTTTATGTCAAATAACAAGGTTCATATTATTGATCCTGATCATATTATGATTGGTAATCTTGATGGAAGAAATTTCATTGAAACAGAGTTAGCCAAAACTGGTGATAGCTTTAAGCACCAAATTATATATGAGTGGACATATATGCCGACAGCACCGAAGGCTCATGCCTCTGTGATCGGTCTTAATGGATCATAATAATCATAACTGGGGAGGTTTCGGCCTCCCTATTATAAGGTCAGTATGAAAAGATTAATTGAAAAAAACCCTTACTCACAAAAAGAAATCTGGATGCATGACAACCCAGATGGGGGTTACACTATTGAAGAAAAACAACATATTAAGTCAGTTCTTGAGGCCAACAAAATCAGGCAAAATGAATTTAGAAAAAACAGTTTGATTGGCAATACTCAGAGGCATTGGCAACAGGTGGCAGAAATACCTTCACTTGTTTACATGGATTTGATGAAAAAGTTTGGTGATCCAAAGAAAGATCCAGATGCCCAGAAAAAATGGAAGAAGTGGCTCAATGATATTGATAATAGATATTTTAGAACAAATGGCGGTAAAGTATGAGTATATCAACTTACAGCGAGTTAAAGACAGCAGTTGCTAATTTTTTAGCTAGAACTGATTTGACCGATCAAATACCAAATTTTATTCAACTTGCAGAAGCTAGACTTTCAAGGGAACTGGAGAGCAGAGATCAGGAAAAAAGAGCCAATGCAACTTTGACTATTGGTGATGAGTATATTGCCCTGCCAACAGATTTAAGGGAAGTCAGGGAAGTAAAATTAAATACTTCACCAAATAGGGTTTTAGATTATAAAAGTCCAATTCAATTAGATAAAGACTTTCCATCTGCCTCTACAGGTAAGCCAATAGCTTATTCTATTGTTGGTGCTGAAATGAAATTAAGACCGATACCAGACAGCACATATACAGCAGAAATTATTTACATAGGTGGACTTACAGCTTTATCAGACACAAATGCTGTAAACCAACTATTAACCAGACACCCTGATGCTTATTTGTCAGGTGCATTGGTCGAGGCCTACACTTATCTTATGGATGAGCAAAGAGCCTCTACTTATGATGCTAAATTCTCCAGAGCCATAGAGGAGATTAGGAAGGATGAACAGCGAAGTCATTATGGCACAGGATCGTTGTTTGTGTCTTCTGTTTATGCAAGACAATCATCATCAGCAAGTTAGGAGATAAATTATGTCAGCAATGAGTGATTATTTAGAACTAAAGTTTCTAGACCATTTTACAGGCACAGCTTCAACATCTGCCCCATCAGCAGTATATATTGGGTTATCTACTGCTAGTTTAGCAGATGATAATTCTGGTACTGAATTGACTGGAAACAATTATGCAAGAAAAGCTATTACCTTTGGTTCAGCATCAAGTGGATCTATTACCAACAACAATAATGTAGAATTTAATAGTGCTACAGGAAATTGGGGTACAGTAAGTCACTTTGGTATCTTTGATGCCTCTTCATCAGGTAACTTATTGTTTCATGGTGCATTTACAGCATCAAAAACAATTCAAACTGGAGATATTTTAAAAGTAGCTAGTGGATCTTTAACTATTACAGCTACCTAATAGGAGTTAAACATGGCTTTAGGTGTTCCTCGCTTAGACCAGTTAATAACTCAGCTTGATAGTATAAGTGGTAAATTCGATAGTGATGACGATCTTAATAAACTTGAATTTACAAAGCCAAATTTAGAACAGTTAGACAACTATGCTTCTAACTTAGATGCATTAGCCACATTTGGTAACTTAGAAGCCTTTGATGGATTTTTTGTTCGGCAAGGCACAGTAAGTGTTACTGTAACTGGCACAGTTTCTGCCACAGCAGGATTATTAGAGGCGGTAGCTTCATCTGTTTCAGTCTCGGCATCAATTAGTTCAGGTTCTATTAGGATCAGGCCAGTTGCATCAAGTGTTGCTACAAGTGCATCAATTACATCTGGTTCGGTAAGAATTAGAACTGTTAGTGCAAGCATAGCTACTTCAGCTAGTGCTACATCAAGTGCTGAGATTATTGAGGGTGCTTCTGCAACTATAAATACTAGTGCCTCTGCTTCATCTGGCTCAGTCAGAATTAGAACTGTTGCAAGTAATATAACCACAACAGCATCAGTTTCATGTTCATTTATTAGAATTAGAACTTTTGCAGGGTCTATATCTACTTCATCAACTGCAATTTGTGATATCAATAATGTTAAGTCAGTAGTTGCATCGATAAGTACATCTGCAAGTATTTCAGGTAGTTTTACTGTAACATTTGCAGTAGCAAGTTCTATATCAACAAGTGCAACTGCTTCGGCCAGTTCAGTAAGAATAAGAACAATAGCAGGTACAGTTGTTTCGGCAGGAAATGTAAGTGCATCTGCAACAGCAACATTAAACTTTGAAACAAGTATTTCATGTTCTGCTTCAGTATCTAGTTCGGCAACTAGAGAACTAGCATTTAGTGGTTCAATAAGTACATCGGCAAGTGTTGCAGGATCTGCAATAAGAATACAACAGGCCGAAGGAGCAATTGCAACATCAGCAAGTATTACTGCTTCAGCAGGACAAATATTTGGTTTATTGGGGTCTGTAGATACAATTGCTACAATTGAAGCTACACCAATTTTTGATGTCAATGTTGCATCTTCTGTAGACACTACAGCAAGTGTAAGTTCTACAATTAAGATAATTGGAGATGATTGGTCTTTAATACCTGAAGGCAATGAAACATGGACAATCGTAACTGTTGGATCTGAAGTCTGGTCAACACAAAATACGTCAAATGAGGTTTGGACAATACAATGATAAAATTTGGAGAATGGTTGCCAGATCAGCCAGACATGGAAAATAGTGGTGTGACTGTAGCAACAAACGTAATACCAATTATAAACGGATACAGGTCTATAAACCAATTTACAAGTGTTTCAAATGCAGGGGATGCTAGATTGAGAGGCCTGTATGCTGTAAAAGACAACAATGGTAACGTTAATTTATTTGCAGGTAATGAAACAAAACTTTATAAATTTAATGCAAGTAATTCAAACCTTGATGACGTTACAAAGTCAGCAGGAAGTTACTCATTATCAGCAGACAATGAAAGATGGAGATTTATTCAGTTTGGAACATCTGTAATTGCCTGTGGCGGTGTAGGTGAAAATTTACAAGAATTTACATTGGGTACTGACACAAGATTTGCAGATCTTGCAGGTTCTCCACCAAAGGCAGATTTTGTTGCTGTGGTTGGTGATCAAGTTTGGACTGCAAATATTGATGAGGGATCAGGCAGAATACCATTTAGAGCAAGATGGTCAGCATTGAATGATGCAACAAGTTGGACTGTAGGAACAAATCAGGCTGACTTTCAAGACATACCAGATTCAGGTGCAATAACTGGCCTGATTGGATCTGGAAGATATGCCACCATATTGATGGAAAAAGCCATTGTTAGAGCATCATATGTAGGTACACCATTGATTTATCAAATAGATAAAGTTGAAACTACAAGAGGTTGCACATTTAGTGGATCAGTATCTTACATTGGTCAAACGATATTTTATCTTAATGAGGATGGGTTTTACCTGTTTGATGGGAGATCTAGCCAAGCCATAGGGCAAGAAAAAGTAAACAAGTTTTTCTTTAATGATGCAAATATTGGTCAACTTGACAAAATTAGTTGTGCAATAGATCCAGAAAATAATATTGTAGCTTGGAGTTATGTATCAAATGCAAGTGGATCTACAACACCTGACAAATTGCTGATTTATAATTATGTATTGAAAAGGTGGTCAATAGCTGAAGTAGAGGCCGACCTGATAGCACCATTTTACACAGCAGGATATAATTTAGATCAACTTGATAATTTAGCTAGTAACTTAGACAGTTTGACTGGTGCATTAGATGGTAACTTGTATAAAGGTGGTACATTACTTTTTGGTGGATCTAAAGATAATAAAATATTTGCATTTAATGGTTCGCCTTTGAGTGCAACAATTGAAACATCAGAGTTTTCTATAAATAAAGGAAGACGATCAATTGTAACAAGATCAACACCTTATTACAAAGATGGGTCAGTAACTGTTCAGGTTGGCACAAGAAATACAAGTAGTGAGGCGGTTACTTTTTCAACAGCAAGTTCACTCAATAATGATGGATTTATAGAACATAGAGATCAGGGTAGATATCATAGATTTAGAATGAATATTTCAGGTAATTGGAATATTGCTCAAGGATTTGATATTGAAGGTCAGGCATTAGGTAGAAGATGACCAGAGCAACAAATTATCCAAGATTATCTATTTATGAAGAAGATCCATTAGTTGTAGCAAATGTAGTAAATAATATTCTTGATGGAAAAATAAATTCTACAGGATCAGTAACATTGGCAAATAGTGCAACAACGACAACATTGTCAGATGACAGGATTGGTGAAGATAGTGTAATATTATTTATGCCAACGACAGCAGATGCATCATCGGTAAACATTCATGTTACAGGAAGACAAAAAGGACAGGCAACTTTAAATCATGCAAGTGCTACAACCACAAGATCCTTTGACTACGTCATTTTTGGCTGAGTTTCAAAGGTGCAGGGAATGGATTAAAAATGCCCTGAAGTTTGCACATGACAGTCATTCTCCAGAGGATGTATTGATAATGTGTCAAAAGGGTGATGCCCAGTTTTGGTCTTTTAAAGATAGTGCAATTATTACAGAAATAATTGATTATCCAAAAAGAAGAGTTTTAAGGTTTTGGTTAGCAGGGGGTAAATTAAAAACCCTGCTTGAAGTAGAAAAAAAAATAATACATTGGTCAAAGTTTTATTCCTGTAAGGGTGTAGAAATCAATGGCAGACGAGGATGGGAAAGAGTTTTAAAAGACTATAAACCATCAGCAATAACTTTAGTAAAGGAAATATAGTATGAGCAAAGGCGGAAGAAGCGGTCAGCAAAATGTGAATACACAAGTTGAGCCACCATCATATGCCAAACCATTTTTAGAGTTTGGTCTTAGTGAAGCAAAAGAAAGATATGATACTGGTGAGCCAAACTTTTTCCCATTCCCAACAACTGTTGGTTTTTCACCAGAAAGTGAAATGGCCTTAAATATGGTAAGAGACAGAGCATTAGATCCAAATAGTTTGACTGCACAAGTACAGGATGTAGTTGGACAAAATCTTGCAGGTACAAATCCTTTAATGAGTATGGCTTTTCAGCCTGTTGTTGATCAATTAAATTCACAATTTGCAAGATCTGGAAGATTAGGTTCAGGGGCAAATCAATCAGCTATAGCTTCTGGTTTAGCACC